CTTTTCTGTCTCAAGAAAGAAATCAGTAATTCCGCACTGAAGTGTAAGCACATCATTAATCTTCCATTTCTTCACCAGTTCGGTTATTTGGTCTTCAGGGAAAGTATCATCGCTATTTATAAGCGTTACAATAATGGTGATGGAATATGGCCGGTCAAATACCTTTTCAAATACCGTACCTACATTTACCACATCCGTTTCCACTATGCTTTTTTCTCCGCTAATAGTTATCAATGGGTTTTGCAATTCCAACCCATCCAACCATGCAGGCATAAATACCGGCCTGCCAAGCACATTACTTCCCCGCAGAGGAGTACCCTTTATTGTTCTGGCATTAGCCTGCCTTTGAATACCATCAAACCCATCAACACCAATTAACTGATCCTCCACAGGCTTGCCAGGGAAAGGAAGCCCCCGCACACCGTACACCGTTCTTAAAATACTATTTACATCAAAACTCGCCATAACATCCAAAATTTTATAAACCTCCGCCTATTGGGCACCCTTCCCTATTGGGGAAGGGCCGAGGATGGGGTTTAGCTTACTCCTTGCAGGGCAGCGTTTGCCCCATTTAATGCCGTTAATAATCCTTCCACCAACTGATCGCCAGCCTCCTGCGCACCCATACGCAGGTTGGTAGTGTGTACCACTATCTGATCCTGAAGCTTTCCTATATTAAGCGTTATAACCGTATTCCGGTTACCACCACCGGCAATGTTATTAGCTGCATCGCGGCCTGCTTTGCGGTTAGTGCCGGTTCCTGTCCCTTTCGGCTTTTTCTTATCATCCACCTGTGTATCCGGGGGCAGGTATAGCACACCGCCGGAAATAGTTTTTATCGCCGGTTCTTCACCACCGATGGCATCACTTCCAAAAAATCCGGTTATATCGGCCCACAATTCACCTATCCAGCCTGTCAGTATATCGAACTTATCTTTTATAAAGTCCCACAACTCACCCATAGATTTTTTAAAGCCAGGGAAAATATTTTCTACCACATCTATCAAAAACTTAAACGGGCTTATCTCCCACATAAACTGTGTAAACTTCCAAACAGCGGCTTTTATCTCATCCCAATAAGTAATTAGTAAAGCAATGGCTGCAACAGCCGCAGCTACGGCCAACACCACCAAACCTATAGGGTTGGCGTTAAGCGCTATATTAAGCCCCCACTGCGCCGCTGTGGCGGTAATAGTGCTGCCTATCCAGGTACCCATGCCGGTAAGCATGGTGGCAATTGTTTTAATAAAGCTGGTATTGCCCAATATGCTGAAAGCTTGTACAGCACCGCCAAGGTTAGTCATCATCATTAAGCCACTGCCTGCCATTTGCAGGAAGGGGATAAAACCATCCGTCATATTAAACAGGCTAATACCCAGGTCTTTAAACCAGGCATTGGTTCGGTTCAGCTTTTCCTGCCAGCCACCCATTACGGTGTCGGCTATTTCCACACCGGCAGTAGTATCGGTTACGGCTCCGGTAAGCCTGTCCATTTCATCGGTGCTTTGCACCATGGCCATGGCAGCCGCTACATTCTCTTTACCAAATACCGCAGTCATGGCGCTGCTATCGCCCATCATGGGTTTAAGCAAAGCAAGGCGCTGGCTCATGGTCAGGCTCTTATCAGCAAGGGCATCCGTACTTATTCCGTATTGCTCCAGGGCAGTGGCAGCAATCCTTGGCATACGGCTACCTTGCCCAATTTCGGCAAGTACGTTGCGTATGGCCACACCACCTTCAGCGCCTTTCTTTCCAGCTTTATCCAGGACTTGTATGGCAGCATTCAATTCCTCAAAACTCACATTTGCCGTTTTGGCCATCAGGCCGCTCTGGCTTAGTGCCGCCTGTATGCTCGGCAGGGTGGCGCTTCCTTCTTTGGCCGCCGCACTCATTACGTTCATCATGCTTGCCATCTGCTCACTCGCGGCCATTGGGTCTTCCAGGCTTACGCCATACTGGTTCATGGCAGTGGTAAGTATTTCTGTGGCACCGGCTGTATCGCCTTTAAGCTGCTTGCTCAGTATGCTGGCAGTTTCGCCCATGGAGGCAAGGGCGCTTTCGTTCTTTGCCAGTTCGGGGCTAAGCTGGCTAAGCAACAGGGTATAGCTGTCCACACTCCCCGCTGCATCGGTACCAAACTTTATAGCGTTCTGCCGGGCTTTTTCACCAATGCTATCCAGGGCATCGCCGGTCACGCCGGTTATACTGCTTAGTTCGGTAAGGCTGGTATTAAAGCCAATGCCAGGCTGCACTGCCGCCATAAAGTCGTTACCAATACCCTGCAATGCCTGCTGAATGTTATTAATAGCAAAAGCAGCGCTGCCAATATTATTCAGCGCACTGGTCAGCTTATTGGTATTGCCACCGGCAGTAACAAGCTTATCATTCAGCCTGTCCACTTCCGATACACCGGTACTGTTAACTTTTATGTCGAATTGTACACCCATAGTCTTTTGATGCTCTGCTGTCTGTCGATGCTCTGCATCGACTGGTTTTTAGCAAAAAAGGCGGCTGCATCCCAGCCGCCTTTTAGTATGCGTTTTTCAGTTCATCCTGCCTTATCAGTTCAATATAAGCAATGTGGTTTGCCCACTCTGCCAGTGTAAGCGTTGCTGGGTCAACTCCCGCGTAATACCTTATCATCATGTTAAGGTGAGGAATACTCCCCCTGGTAGCTTTAGCGCGGGCCGTCTCTAAAGCTCTGTAAGCTCCCCCTCTACCTTCTTTATAAGCCCCTTCAGTTTATCCCCAAGGCCAAGCAGGTTTTCCTGGTTCTCATATATGCCGGTGTCACCACCAAGAAAACAACTCTTTGCCAGCAACCGGTTACTCTCAATGGGGTGGCCGGTTTGGTTAAGGCTTAGGCTCGCCTCCAGGGCTACAATGTCGGGGCTTTTAAAATACCCCACTTTACCATCCGCACTGCTGAATTTAAAGACTCCTGCATGTTGCTTTTTCCATTCAGCAATCACGCTATCAGTTACCTCAGCAGCTATTGGTTTGTTATTTGCTATTGTCATATAAAAAAATTAAAGTTTAACTATTCTCAATGGTCCCACCAGTCCCACCGCCATGGTTCGCGGTCGCTGAGCCTGTCGAAGCGTCATGCACCATATCAGCCGTCCCTTTCACCAACCCTTCCCCCTTCCTCTTAATAGCCAGCGTCAGTAGTGCATGCAGAGGTTTAAAAAGGAACTTAGTCAAAGGGCTTTCCGGGCTAATGGCAATCAGGTTTTCCAATATGCTTACCGTTTCGGCAAAAAGTATAAAGATGATCACACCATCATCCAGGTATATTCCCAGCTTTGCCTCTTTGTTTATGTTTTGGAAAATAGTGACCAAAACCAATGCGCCAAGGTATTGTATCAGCTTCACCACAGTCTTTCTAATGCCGCTGCTTGTTCTGTCTTCACCAATTGCATAAGCTTTATAGTACCCGGTCAAAAAGTCAAGCACCATCGCAATAAATAACCAGAAGGTCAGGCTTGCATCTGGTAACCATGTAATCTTTATCCAGGCAAAAAAGCAGTATGTAATTATTGAAAACTTCATAAGTCTAACCTATACAATTAAATCAGCCTCTCAATCCTTTGGGCACCCGTCTCCCCTCCTTCAGGGGACTATACCCCCTCTAACACATCCACCGCTATCCACGGCAGATCAATCATCATTTCAGTATCGCCTTGCTTCATGCCCTTGGCCATTTCGGTAAAGCTTGCACCCACCACCCGGTCACGCTTAATTACACCATCCAGTATGTAGGCAATATTTATATCCAGGGTAAGGTCGGTTACCCGTTTACCTGCCTGTTTGGCTACATCCACCATCGCCTCATATTCACTTTGGCCAATCTGCAATTTGCCTTTAAACTTATAGTTGCCGGTTTGCACACCCAGGGGTTTATTGCCCCTTCCCATTATCTCCTTCTTTTCCACAGTGGCACCATATTCCACTTCCAATATCCTTACCAGCAAGCGGCCAAGCAGGCTCACCTGCAAGTCCTTCCACGCATATTCAACACTATTAAAATTCGCCATTGTATTGCTCTTTAAATGTCTTTTAAATACTCAATTCAATAAACCTTCTTGCCATTGGGCACCCCTCTCCCTCGGAGAGGGGCCGGGGGCGAGGCCCTACACACTCGGCACAAACCCAATATTCACCGTAATATTCTTAGCCTGCCCATTGCGCACAATCTCAATGGTAGCGCTCAGCGTATCATTTACAATATCACTGTCCGGGTCCACCGTACACTTTACCGCGCTTATTTGCCGGGTGTTCACCATCAGGCGGCCAATTTCATTTTCCACATCGCTCTCCCAATTGCCTGCCAGGCTCGGGCTAATCTTGCCGGTGCTTGGTTCAATCTCCACATCATCATTCAGCTTTTCTACCAGTACACCGTAGGCAAGCACATGGGCTTTGTTTATAATCCGGTTCCAGCTAATACTGCTGTAGTCGCCATCCACACTCGTAGCGGTTGGGTCATCGTTAAAAAAGAAGCCGCTTTTCTGGAAAATCTTCCTGAAGAAGATGTAACGCTTATCATGCAGAATAGCCCACTTGTCCTTAGCAGCTTTGGCGGTAGTGCCATCAAGTAACCAGGCATTATCCAGTACACTGCCACTTGCCACACGGGCAGGGTTTTGGTGTACCTCATTTTTTGCAAGCCATCCGGCAAGCGTACCAATTGCAGCCGATCCTGCACTGTCATCAGCACCAATCAGGTATGCTACCTGGTCATTTGTAGCCTGGTTAAGGTCAGGCATTGCAGCCACAGTGTCGTAATCAAACCCGTATCCTGGTATAACAGCAAACAAGGGGTCATTTCCGCTACCACGCTCCACGCACAATGCCTGAAGCTTTGTAACCGCTGCCAGTACATCGGCATCCAGTCCTGTTGTAATTGTAGCGGTATAGTCGTTGGCAAATTTTTTGCCTACAAAAATCCCGCGAATACGCCCCTCTGCAAAGTCCAGCAAAGTTTTCACAACTCCGGTTGCCTTATCGCATACATCTTCCAGGTCAGTCGTGTTAACGTACATAATCAGGTAGCACTCCGTGCCTTCGGCAGCCTGTGCATAAAACCGGGTGATGGTGTTAAAAGCAAGGGGGTTTTCAGCCAGCGTAATTTCAAGAGTCTCAAGGTCTGCAACGCCTGTAATCAGTTTTGGCACACCCAGCCCCATTTCATCGGTAGCTACTCCGCTTACCACAAAGCCAAACACGTTGTCAATGGTAGGTTTCACCCTTCCAAGCTGGCCATTCAGCCGCGATATACTTACATCAGGTAGTCCCATAATTTTTTATACAATTGCCACTCCCTTCAGGGGGTGAGTTATTAATTCAATTCAATCTTTACCAGTTCCTTATCCCCATCCAGTTTAGCCTGGTGATCTTTTGCATCCCGTTCATTACTGTTCAGAAAAATTTGATTATCGCTACTGATCAGCAGGTACATGGCATGGGGGTAATTTTTCCTGTATCGTTCCTGCAATGCCTTCTTTTTTTCATCCCATTCAATGGCATCTCTCAATTTCTGCTCAATCGCTTTATTGCTCTCATTGTCATACGGCTTTAAGCTTATAAGCAGGTCTTCTACCATATCCTGAAAAACAGTAGCACCACCTACCTGCGGAAGTACGTCTTCCGCAGGCTTTTCAGTTGGTGCCAATCCACTATCGGCACCGGCATCAGGTGGGGCCAAACTCGGCTCCGGTTGCTTTTCAATTGAGGTTTCAATTGGAGTTTCCGGAGTTGCTTTTTCAGCCACCACCTCCTTCGTGTTGGGGGTGTTTATTTTATCAGTAGCCTTTACAGCGGCTTTCTTAGCTTTCGGTTTGCTTGCCTTTGCCATAGTATTTAAATTATATAAACCTTTTCCTATTGGGCACCCCTCTCCCTTCGGAGAGGGGCCGGGGGTGAGGCTTATTTATTCAACGTGTACATACCCTGCAAAAGCGCATCATACAAGCTACGTTTTTGCATATTATTATCCAGGTGAGCCGTAAGGATCACAGCAATGTTTATGAGAATGTTGTTTTGCAGGTCTGGGTGCAGCTTTTTCATTTCAGCCATAAAGCACTTAAGCTTTGAATCAAGAGAAGGCTGCATGGTGCATACTGCGGAAAGGTTATATACAGCGCTTGCCTTATCAATTGCAATACCCAGGCCATCCATTACCTTTTTAAAAATGGCATCATCCACCTTTGTATCCGTAAGCAATACACCAAGCGATACAGGAGACCCTTCCAGGAAGGCTTTCAGCGTAGCGGTAATTTGTAAAGCAATTGCAGCCTTGTCAGATAATTCCTTACCTACCTTCAGCAGAAACTTCTTAAAATTATTTCCAAATCCCTTGCAAAACATAACCTTCAATTTTATAAGTGTCTCAATTGTCCCACCATTCTATTTTAGGGCCTGGTCTCTCACTTACCGGTTGGTGTCCCCACCAAATGGTTAAGTGAGAGGTTCCAGATAGTTTTATACAGCCGGTCTTACGGCCATTGCCCTAATCAGGTCTTCGCTTGTCTGCCCATGCTCTGCATGGGCCTAATCAGGCCTTCGCAGGTAACTAAACCGTTGATAACTCGTTTGCGTGCCGCTTGATATGTAATATGCCCGGTAACTATAACAGGTTGGTTGAGTGCTGATATTGAAAAACTTGGAGTTGGTTACCTGGTTGGTAAGCACTAAGCTATCCAGCCTTACCCAGGCGTTTCCATCAGTAGTTCCTTCAAAATAAACCTTTCCGGCTGCCGTACCACTTACCCTGGTTACAGTGCTTTGAAAGCTTTTAATGCCATTGGGCACCATGGTGTAGGTAATAATCGAAGTGTCAACGTCCGTAGTAGTATCCGTGCTTACGGTTACATACCTGTCAGGCTTTTGCGCCTGGCTTTCACCGGCAAAGCCAATGGTGAAAAGCGTCAATAAAAAAGGTGTAAGAAATTTCACTGTATTTAATTTTGTGTGATCAATGTTTGATTGAATAGAACTCTATGGGTTTGGGCACCCCTCTCCATGTGGAGAGGGGCCGGGGGTGAGGTTACTTCAGTATCGCACCGGCATACTTATTGCGGAGCGTCTTAGCCAAAAACCTCATTTGAAAGTTGAACTTGTCACCTTTGATATCCGGGTCATTCAACTGGCTGAAAAGCTTCACAGTACCCTGGGCTTTCATTACCTCATCACCCAGGAAGGTAATAGAGGAAACCTTGTGAATGTCACCATCAAATGCAACGCCCTGCGCGGCCTTGGTTTTGGTGGCATATATGTACAGCGGATTTTGGCTGTAGGTAAATACTTTAAAGCCATAGAATACGCTGCCCGGTTCGGCCATAATGGCTTTATACAGCACCTTATCTTCTTTTGCAATATCAGCCAGGTGTTTGGGGTTAAGCACCAGTACCCGGTTAGTGCCATCATCATCAAAATCATTGTATGCCTTCTGCATATCAATTACCGCGTCAATCACGCTATCGTTTTCCCCCAGGTCAAGTACGGTGTTGGTGCCGGCATGGGCAGCGGCTGCATACGCATATGCGGCATCCATACCAATCTTTTTCATTAACGCCTTTTTGTGCTTGGCAGCATACAAGGCCCGTTGATCGTAAGCCAGCTCAATGGCAATGGCATTCCTTACAATCGTGCTATCCGTATCGTAGGTATCCAATTCCACAGCCAGCGGTTGGTCTTCAGCTACATTCGCCTCAATAGGGTAAGTGGTGTTATTCTTTAGCACGCTCGGGTCTGCACCGGCTTCTGCAAAATTGATCTTGTCATTATCCACCATACCGCTCATATCATAGGCGGCGGTCAAAAAGCTGTTACTCGGGTAAAAATCTTCCATTACCAGTGGAATCCAGGCTTCTACTGCAAGGCCATCAAAAGCCAACCGGCCACCGCTTTGCTTTGCAGCCACGTACATCAGTACTCCTACGGCATACAGGGTTACAAACATGATGGAAGCTTCCACCGCCGATGCTCCAAAAAAGGTAGCATAAATCAACGCAAGCAGCATGTTAGCCACAAGCCCTTTCAAAAATTTAATCGTATTCATGGTTTCAAAAATTGAGTGTGAGTTGGGCGAACCCTTGTGGCTCGCCTTGTGTGATTGTTCGCCCATGCTTTGCATGGGTTTTTTGTGTGTCCCGTTCGGCTTTTATCAGCCTTTATACCTTACCCCGTTGCTGTACTCCTTTGCAAGCTGCACGTACTTGTCATACTCCTCCTTACGAAGCCTGGCAAGTTCCACCGGGTTATGTTTTTGCAGGTAATCAAAAGTATCCTTACCCTCAGCAGCATCAACCTTCTTAAGGCCAACACCTGGTTTAATAAGGTCAGTTACTTTCAGTGCCTTTTCAGCAGGCGCACCAGTTCCACCGGTCGCACCAGTCACAGCTACATCAACATCAGCAACCTCAGCCTTCTTATTCAAGCTTAAAAACGAAAGCGCCTGGGTAATGTTGGTTTTACTCAACTCCACAAACAAGTTCTTTTCAGCTTCGCCCGTAAGGCTCTTGGCAGCTTCGGCCTCTATATGGGCACGCATTATTTCCGCGTTGGAAGCCGCCAATTGCACGGCAGCCACTTTATCCAGTATTTGTTGCTCGGTAGCGGTTTCCGGCAATCCAAGTTTCAAGGCAATGGCCTTCATGTCATTAATATTTAGTGATGGAATAAAACTCATTTCCTCGTTGGTAAGCTGTATGGTGTTACCCTTTCGCAGCGCAAGTGCATTCTTATTGCCAGGCAATGGTGCCAGGCTTATTTCAAACAGTTCGCCTTTTATAAGTGTAGGCCTGTTTTGTCCTGGCTTAAGTAGCAAGCTTTCATCTGTCCAGGTAATTGGGTCAACACCAACGCTCGCGCCTTTAATGTCTCCGTTTTCAATTTTGGCTATGTATTCCTTTTCCTGTGCATTAAGGCCCTCAATTACTATGGTGGCATGTATCTCACCATTCGGTTCGGCTTTTATATCTT